GCCCGTACCGGCGACAGCAGCGGTCCCCGCCGTGGCCGCAGATCCAAAGCTACCCATGAATGTTGCACCGACACCACCCAACAAACCTGATCCGGACGTCGCAGCCGATGCCGTCGACCCAACACCGGACCCGCCGACGCCAAGGAATATCATGATCTTGTTTTTCGCTGCGATCGCGATCATCTGCGTCAGCATAGATTTGAACGAACCAATCACCGCGCCGGTAAAGCCTTTGAAATCTTTAAAGCCACGGGCAACCCAGTCATTAAAGGCTTCTTTCACCTCGCTAACAGCACCAACAAGCGGCCCCTTAATAGCATCAGCTGAATCCTCTGCCGCACCCGTTACCTCGCCGAGACCACCGCTCAAGTCTTCGCTTAATTCGATTGGCTCAATTATCGCATCACCAAATTGCACCATTCCGTCTTTAGCGTTTTCGAGTGCTGTTTCAAGTTCACGAATGTTAGATGCAGAGAGAGCCATCTGCTCGTCCAGTTCTGGACTGTCATTCACAAGCCTGTTCATCTCCTTAGCAATCCGATCAATCGCGATCAGGTCTTTTTCAAATGCATCCCTCACACGTGCCGAATGTGCAATACCGGTTTCAACGTTCCCGTTTCCACCAGCTGCATCTGTTCTCAATTTAAGATCTCTGGTCAGATCCGCGTACTCGGTTGACGTCAACGCGAGTGAACGGCGCTCGGCTATAATCGCCCGAACATTCTGTTGGCGCGCCTTGGCTTCCTCCAGCTTTTGTTTCGCCGCAGATATGGACATGTTGATGTCCTGACCAAGAGCGGTTTTCAGAAGTTGGGACTGGGTAATCTCGTCACCCATGGCCGAAACAAGATTATCCGTTGCGACCTGAAGATCAGTCTGAGGCTTTAAAAATCCTTCGATCGCAACCCGTACATCTCCCATCTTGCTTGCCCAACCTGCAAGCAGGTTTGCAATGCGCTCCATCGAGGGGGCTAAAATAGCGGCAATCTGATTGCCGAGACCGCGCCCTGCCAGACCAAGCGCTGACATTGCATCGTTTGCTCGCTCAATGGCTTCAGCATCCACCTCACTCACGGCAACCCCGTACCGCTCCACCTCATCGGTCGCTCGTGCGATCGTAGCCGGATCCAACCGGGCAATTGCAATCCCGTTACGGGTTCCAAACAGTTCGCCAGCGATTGCACCCTGCTGTGCCGCTGGTATAAATTCGGTAATCGCTTCATTGATCGACGCAATACGTTCATCAAGTGGCAACGCTGCGAGTTCCTCGGCTGAAAGCCCCATGCGTTTAAGAGCGCGCGCAACCGGCCCGCCTGCCCCAGCCGCAACTTTCCCCAAACGAATGTTGAGCTGAATTGCGCCGGCTTCAAGTTCCTTAAATCCAACACCGGACAATTCGCTGGCGCGCGCCATGACCTGCACCGACGCTGTTGACGTTTGCAAGGATTGGGCAAGTTTTGCCTGCTCATCGATCAAAGAGAGGCTGCGCCTGGTTAATACTGCCAGTCCGCCTGCAGCCGCCACGGCTGCTCCTGCCATCGCAATTCCAGCATTTTTGGCAAACCGACCCAGACCTTTGTTGGCACGGCCAAGCCCTTGATGAAACTGGGCACTATTCAGGCCAAGATTTACGCGCAGCGCGCCAATAACAGCACTCATTTCTTACCCCCATAATATTCATGTAAAGCGCGGGCGCGCATCAAAAGTTCTTGCGAACCACTTCGCCGTTTCTCCCCCTCGACAAATTCATCAAGCGGTATCTCTTTTTTGAAGTACGGCAACATAGCCGTATGCCAGGCGACAAATTTTTGCTGCTGGAATTCAGCGTTAACGCGCGCTTGCGCACCGGCCATATGGATCAGATATTCGCGCGGCGTAAGCGACCAGAAGCCAGCTGGTGAAAACCCCGCCGCGCAATAATTTTCAAGGTATTTCAGGCAGTCGAAGGCTTCTTGCCGCGAGGCTTTCCCGACGGTTTTTCTGGATCCTCGCCAACCTCTCCGAACAATCCGCTATTTGCCATAACCTCGGCGACCACTTCCGACAGTTTTTCCTGCCCAAGCTGTTCACCAAGCTCACCTGCATCTCGCAAACTGGCGTCAGGAAGGGTTTCCAACATTGATGCCCAAAGGACAGCACGAGAATCCCTCATCGACACCGACTGGGCCGCAAAATCGTTCAGATACTTAGTAAAAATTTGCGTGATATTCTGGCCGTAGTGATCTTCCAGTTCGCAAAATGAATTGAAAGTCAGGCATAACTTCAGGTTCTTACCTTTGAACCGTGCAGTTACATTGACGCGTTTTTTATTCGACATTTCAGCCTCTCTGATTATTGAATTTCAGGGAATTGGATTAGGTGATGGCCGTACTGCCGGTCACACGAATAGTTGCCTGCGCCTGTTTTTTGTCACCAAGTGGCACTGTAGGTTTGTAGCCCTTGATAAATCCCTGGAATGTCCATTTTGTACCGCCCGGAAAGACAATTCGCATCGCGCGTTTTTCCTTGCTGGCCTTAAGCGATGTCAACTCGACATCCGTGGCATTGCCCTGGATCCAGTTGGTTTCAACGCTGCATTCACCGGGATCGGTTAGACCGCCGATAAATTCCTTCATTCCGCCAGGCGACTTCATATGCGTCACCTCGACTTCGTCGGCTTGCTCGTCTGGCAACTCGATATTTGTAACCTCTATAAGAGATACAAACACACCCGAACCAACTGCGTCCTCGATTTCAAATCCGATGTCGTAACCAATGTCTGCGTCGCTCATTTTCATATTTCCTTATGATTGATAGTCAGGTCGATTGATGTTCGGAACAACAGTTCCGATTCCGTCTTTCCGGCGTCAACACTCTCGCGCCATCCGTCGATAAAAATGCCTTTGAAATCCGTTACGCCGGCGATGCCCCGAAACCCGCTGACGGCTTTTTTGAACGCAATCGCCAGCGCCTCGCCGTCCATGTCGGACTCGGCGTAAAGATCACACTGCACGCGGCTAAATTTCAGCGCGCTTTCACCTTGATAGGTGTAGTTTGGAATGTTGCTGATCAGATGCAAAACAACACTTGGAAACGGATCATCTTGTGGGCGCACCATCCAGTAGATCCGGTCATCGCATAGCGCGGCCAACCCAATGTCCGCCAACATCAAAGTCCGTAAGTCAATTTTCAATTTGTGCTACCTTCGTTTGGCGGCGCGCTTCGCAGCCCGTTTCGCTGTTTTCTCGATTTCCTCGCCGAGCGAGCTTGAGATGTATTTTAAAACACCTCGCCCTTTTGCATCCCAGGCCGGGCGCATGAACGGCTGTGGCGCAACACTTCCAACATTCCTGCCCGTGCTGGCGACGACACGCTCAGATGTTCCAAATTCAATCAAATGCGCTTGTGGCGACGCGCCAGCCCCGGCATAAACCTCGACCGTCGATTTACCGTCTGCGCTCCGTCGCCGGTTAAGCGCCTTTTGCCGCTTACTGAGTTTGGTGGAGACAACCAGACTGTCGCGAAGCTCACCACTGGCAACGGGAACATTTTCCTTTGCGGCCTCAATGACCGGCTTCAGTGCCTTTTTCCCGACACGGCGCAAAACACCTTTGCCCGCAGCCTTGGATAAATCCGCCAACGCACGCTCTAAATCCTTCAAACCATCGACGCTGACCCGCCCAGTGGTCATTTTGCCACCGCTGTTGCACTGATCTCAAGTCGGTGGCGCCGTCCAATTTCTTTAAGGCCGTGAATATCGTAATGTCGCCCACCATAATTAATCCGGTCTTTTGCGGTTATTAGCTCAGCCTTGGCATTCCAATTGATCACAAACCGATCGGTAATCGTTGCCGAAGCTGCATCCGCGCGAAACCGTTCGCCATCCGAGACTGGCGCAACCGAAGCCCACGCCTTCATGTATTCAGGCCATGTTTTCGATTGCCCACCCAATGGACTTTTAGTGCTGGTCGATCGTTCAATTGTGATCATTCTGTCTAGACGTCCGCCAGCCATATCAGGCCACCTCGCAGGGTCGTGTGTAGCGACGCTGTTTGATCAGTGAGTGAATGCCAAATGACAATTTTGCAACCACCGCATCATCCACCGCGATACCGGCCTCGAACCATTCTTTGACAAGTAAAATGACGGCCTGCTTCATGGCCAGTGGATAGGTCGCGCCTTCATATCCAACAGTTGCTTGAATTCTCAACGCGTCGTTACCCACGACGCCGGAGCGAAAGCCCTCAGGCAAAACCAGTATTGGTTCGTCAAAGTTCGTAATGACTGTGAAATTGGCAAGCGTTAAATCCACCCAAGCCCCGGCTGCATCGATGTAGGATATTTTATCAAAGCTAATTACAGGCGCGACAGGTAACCACCAGTTGGTCCAATTACCTGCAGGCGCCATAAATTCAACGGGGCGGGGCAGCATCGGTCTGCGACACGCGGTTTCAATAACCTCGATCGCTGCGCCAATATAGGCGTCGATCAAAGCATCATCGTCCGTTTCCGTGTCGATAATGTGAACGGCACGCTTAAACTCGTCATTTGTGACAGCCAAGGCGATCGGATCTGCACCAATATATTTCACGATACTGCCCCTACCCTTTATTTAGAGCCTTGTTTTGGAGGTTTGCCACCGGGCTTTTCCTCGCTGGCGGGATCAGCGTTCTTGACCGCTTTTTCACGCTCAACCAGAGCCGTTTCGCGCGCATCAAGATCACCTTTTTGCACCGATAACTCGGCGTCACGCTTATCGAGTGCTGCGTCACGCTCATCCAACGACGCTTCAGCCTGATCAAGTTCATCGGATTTTGCCTTGATCTGAACCTCGGCGTCCGCGATGAGTTTTTCAGTGGCGGAGGTGTCCAATTTGACCTCGACAGTGGCAACTTTAGCTTTGCCGCCCTCATACAGTTTCGCGACCTTTTTAACCTCGATCAGGTCTTCGGCCACAGAATGCTCGAAGCCAGCAATGTCTTTGGCATTGTACTTGCTCCAGCCTTTGGTGAATTTTACGACTGTTTTAGACATCTGAATGTCTCCCAATATTTTGATTGTTATCGCCCCCGCAGATTCGCGGAGGCAATTTCTTAGCTATGGATTACAGCGTCCAGGCCACGCATTGCGCACCGGAAAGAGCGACATCATGGCGAGGTGCCAGATCATGCTCGGAAATTGCGCGCATCAACGTGAGATCATTTTGGAAGGCCGAAACTGTATTGCCACCGGCATCCACATAAGCTGCTTCGGCAGACGAACTGACGATGATCTGCATGCTGTCGCCAATCATCACTTCGTCGAAGTCACCGAAATACACCTCGGTCTCGTTAACACCCACACCAAGGTTATTCGGGATCTGCGATGTAGTTTTGATCGGAAAGCCCAGCAGCATATTCGAAGTAGTGATCGAAGGGTAAAGAGGCACACCCGAAGCTGCATCACGCAAACTTGCAAGGAAGTTTTTAGTTGCCGCGCGCATAATCCAGCCAGGAGTAACCATTCCAACATCTGCATCTTCTACTTTGGACACAAGCGAACGCAACGTTGCGTCGACAACTGCTGGCGTTGCTGCAATACCTGTTAGCCAGTTTGCAGCTGGAATCCAGTTCAACAAGCCTATTGGCGTGTTACCCACACCATCGCCACGGATAAATGCCAGATCCTCGCGAAGCGCCATCACTTTCAGCAAATCATCGCGAACCAAACCGGCCATTGCGGTGCTGGTATGGCGAAGCAAAGAGTTACCGATTGGCACGAGGCTGGTCAGCTTTTTGAACGTCTGGTCGATCTTGGCAAAATCAGGCTGACTCTCTGTCGCCTTCACGTTTTCGCCCACATAGCCAGCAGTAGCGGAGGAATTCTGTGCAGCGTGGCGCAATTCACCAGCTGGCATTGGAACCGTGCGCGCACCGGATGCGCGAACAGCTACACGTGGACGTAGCAGTTCGATCAACTCGGAAGATTGCGCGCGGGGAATGGTAACTCCACCTGCGGCATCCGTTGCACCGGAAAGTGCCGCAGATACGGCTGAGTGACCGTTTTGTTCAAGAAGCGACACAGCCTTGTCGCGATCACCTTTCGAACTTGCCAACGCTGCCACCATCAAACCGGCGACGACACCTTTGTCATTTGGATTTATTGCCACGGCGGGTACTGTCACGGCACCGCCATTCGCTTCGTCACCGGAAGCGGCAACAGCAGCTTGCGCCGCCTCGACAGTTTCAGCTCGCGTAACTTTTACGTCAGCCGCTTTGAAATCAGCTTCAGCCGTTTCAAACGCAGTGACTGCTGCAGCCACCTCGTCGGAATTAGCCGCCGTTTCACCATCTTCAAGCGCAGAAATAGCCGTGGCACATTCCTGCATCTGGTCTGCTGCAGCTTTGCGCTTGCGGCGGAGGTCGTCTAAATCAAACATCTTAGTCTCCTTGAAAAATGGTTGCATCAACGCAACCGAAAGACCCCACCGCCAAGGTAGGGCAAATGAACACGACTGGATTTGCGTGATTAGGTTTGTGCGAGCGCCTGAGCAGCAGATGCATGGGCGCTAAAAGCACGTGTGCCTTTGCGTGGCTTCATCGCGTATTGCGAAAAAACCCGTTGATAAAAGTCGCCGCGAACTTCAGAACTGTCCGCCAGTCCCCGCTCGATCGCCGATTGGGATTGAAATGTTGAGCCGCCGTCCGCCACATCGTCTGAAACACTCAAGCGCGAGGGCAAATCGGCAAGAGCGATCCCCCGCCCATTTGATACCGCTTCGTGAAACCGCGCCTCGCCTTCATCCAACCGCCGCTTGATTTCGGCCTTGCCCTCATCCGTTGCCGGATCAGGATTTTTGGCGCGTGCATGCGACGAGGCCATCTGGAACCATTGGTCACCACGCATATCGGTTGTAACATGACTGTTGGCGTCCACCATCGTTCCGATGGACCCAACCAGAGAGCCAGGCGTCATCGCTATATCGGTCGCCTGACTGGCCAACCAATATGCTGCCGATGCGGCCAAGGGATTTACCAACACATGAACTGGCTTGATGGCAGATGCCTTGGCGATCGCTTCGGATGCGGACTCCAGCCCTATTACCAAACCACCGGGACTGTCGACTTCAAGAATAATGGCTCCGACTTCTTCGTTGGCCGACAGCTCACCCATGGATTCTTCAATACCGTGATATGTCGACCAGCCAAGGTATTTTTCGAGCGCAAAGAAATTCGGCGTGAGCAAACCCTTGATCGGAACTACTGCGACACCGCGCGAAATAGCAAAGCGCTCGCCTCGACCGACCATGGCCGCGTCCAGAGGAGCCGATGCTGCCTCTTCTGGCAATTCTGTGGAGAGATATTGCGACGCATGAAGCGCTGACAATGCCAATGGCGACGCGCCCAACAACGCGGCAATCGTTCGTTTGTTCATTCCTTTTTTCCCTCTGGTTTTTCATCGTCCCGCGTCATATTTGGCGCTGGATTTAGTTTTTCGCCACCTTCAACCGGCTCAAGTCCTTCGATTTTTCGAGCCTCGTTCGGCACCATAAATGGCCCGCCTGTCGCTTTACTAAGAGCCTCGTAACGCTCTTTTGTCGTGGATTGTAAAAGTGCATTGAAATCGTGTTTGAAGAACAAACCATTGCGCCGTTCTTCCTCGGTTAAAATTCCGAGCATAAGTTGCGCCTCTACAAACCCGCCCCAATGCAACAGGCAGTCGGCTTTATAGTCGATCGACTGCTGTTCGCCGTTCGCCTTCACACCATATTCCAGCATCTGCAATTTTGAAGGCGGGACACGGTATATTCCTGCGATCATTTCTCGATCGAACTTCCGGCTCTGCAATAACTGCTGATCAGCCGCTGAAATATCCAGGCTCTTGATATCGTCGTCTGATCCAATGATTGGAATCCCATTTGCATCCGGATCGCTTAACGCATTTCGAATTCGCTTTGCGTTTCGGGTGTAATCCTCGTCGGAATCAAAGGTGTCTTCCATTTTCAAAAACGCGCGGGTGGTAATACCAGATGCGGTTCGCGCCGCAGCCTCTTGTCCAGCCAGCGCAAGTCCGACGCTTTCGCCCGCTATTTCCAAAGGCGAGCGCCCCGTCCAGCCATCCTCGGCCATGTAGCGCAAATGGACCATTACACGTGATGGAACACGACGATAAACGCCAGCACCATCCTCAAATTCGTAAAAGCGTGAACGCCCGGCACGTAATTCCGTGCATCCATCTTGCCGGACTACATCAATCAAGGTGAGTTCACCTGCCCCGTCGCGCGGACCGTATGCATAAGCGCGACCACGTAAACAAAAGGCGTAAGCCAGAGCGTAGCGAGATACGATCGCAGGTACACCAGGCGAGCTTTCAACGTTTAACAGATACGATGCTGGATGATCACGCACGCGCTCCTCGTGGCCCTTGCTATCGCGTTGGTAAAGCTTAAGCGGAACCTTTGAAAGGTCACCGGCGATGACGTTACAACACGAAAACACGGTCGCATGTTTTTGCGCAATCACGCCGGTAACGCGTGGCAACGTTTTTACATTACTCTGCGATCCAAACCCAATATTGTTCAACCAAGATTGCGGCGATGTGACACCGGAAACGGGAGCGGAGGCCGATATTTGTGGCTCCAACTTTTGCGCCAATTCGCTTTGCCGACGACCCAACACACGATCTAGAAAGCTCATACTGTTTCAATCTCCCTAGCTTTGCGTTTGCCTTCGCCCACGAGAGCGCGGCCAAGTGCCATGATTGCTGCAACCGCCGTATCAATACGGCCCGTTGATTTCTTTTTGTTCGGGCTAATATTCTCGGCCTTGTCCATATCGACATGCACGTTACTCACCGCCCAAGCCAGCACCGGATTTCCACCGTGGCGGATCTTGTTCTTGAAGGTCATTTCTTCAAATTTCTTCATCGGGTTAGACATGCTGCCATAACCTTGGCGATGTTCGACCATCGGGAAATGGCGCTTGTCCAGTTCCTTGGCCACGTAACTCATACCCCACGGATCATAGGCCACTTCCTTGAGATCGAAGTGGTCTTTGATCCACCCCATCCGCTGGATGATTTGTTCTTCATCGATCGCCGCTCCTTTGTGAACCTCGAGCCAGCCAGTGTCGCGCCACTGCACAAACTCGCGGTTTTCCTTTTGCGCGCGCTGGATGAACCCCTTCGGCCCTGCAGGCAAAAACGTGTAGGAGATCAGATAGACCAGACCGTCAATTGGCACCGCGATCACAATCGCTGTGGTGTCTGTTGTTCTGGACAAGTCGATCCCCACCCAAGCTGGTCGCCCATAGAGCATTTCCGGATTGAACGGTTCAGCCCCTCTGTCCCAGATATCGCGCCCGATCCACGTCTGCGCGCCCTCGGTCCAGAGGTTTAAATGCAGCCGGCGAAAGTTTGGCATGCCGCCCTGAATGGCGACGGCCTTGTTGTATATCTGCTCAAAGTTCTCGCGCTTGAAACTCACGCCGAGGTTCGGATTGCCCATCATCCAGTTTTTCGGATCGCCCGGATCGCAGTCTTCAGCTGGCTCCGCGATATACCCGAAGAAGGAATCGTCGATCACATCGCCGCGCAAAACCTTTTCGCCGTACCCGCGCAGCTCACCACAAATCGAAACCATGTCGGCACCGGCCGTAGTGATGGCCCAGTCGATCGGCTGGTCGCGGCTGACCATCGAGTTGACGACGATCTCCGCCAACTCCCGATCTGTCCAGCGGTGAACCTCGTCTCGCGCAGCAAAATGCGGGTTGATACCGTCCGAGGCATTCCCGTCGCGGCTCAGGCATTTGATGAATCCATCTGCCTTTGGCGTGGCGATTTCTGACTGCCAGACATTCATCAGGCGCGGCAAAATCGGCGATTTTTTAATCATCCGCTTCAGCTCTTTGAACAACAGCCCGGCTTGATCCCGCGTTGTCGCCGCGCAGTAGCCTTGTGGTGCGGCCTCCGGTTTTCCCGTTAACGGGTTCACATCGAACAGCTGCGTGAACAGCATCGGCACGGCGGTGTCGGTCGTCTTGCCGTTTTTCTTACCCACCTGGTGGTAGGTCGATTGAAACCTGCGCAGGCCGGAGTCTTCTTTCTTCCAACCAAACACCGAGCCGTGGCGAAATTCCTGCCAAGGTTCAAGAGCCAAAGGTTTTCCTGCCATCGATCCGGTTGTGTGACAAATCATCTTTGAGAAGTTCAAGACGCGCGAAGCGGCCTGACAGTCGAAATACAGCCCCCGATCCCCGCCGGTCTCGAGATCCATCAAATGGCGCTCACACGCCAGGCGAACCAACTCGCCGGTTACAATGTCGCCTTCGACAACTTTGACCGCATATTGCGAGGTCGGGTGATCAATCGGATCCATTGAGCTGTTTCATCAGGTCATCGAAGAGATCCCCCTGACCCACGTTTCTGAACCGCGCCTCGTCAATCGGCGACATGCCAAAGACAGCAGACAGCTGGCGCATCGTTGCCAGTGCATCTTGGCGCTGCCCCCATGCGGCGCGTTTTTTTTCCTGATCACCGTTTCTGGTCTTAACACTGAAGTAGCTGCCTATCATTGCGATATCACCGGTGAAGCGAATGAAGTCGGCCACCGCCTCGCAGTACGCGGCAAACATATCTGCGTGTTGTGGCTCTAGGCGTTCCTTGGAAACTTGAATCGAGGCCAGGCGCTCCCAGACTTCGCGCCCTTCACTGCTCATAAAATCCGGTGCTTCAGGTATCGTTCTTCGGATGTCTCCCTTCATAGGGAGGACGTTGTCGAGCTTAGGTTTTGCTCCCTTCATTGCGGCCTCCTTTCATGAGCTGTCTATCCAATATCAGGTGGGCTTTTTTCCCCAATTCAACGCGCACAAAAGAAAAGGTTCTCCCGCCGGTCTAGGGCATCAGCACCTTAAAAATCAGATACCCCCCTACCGAGATCCAAAGACCTCGCGAGCAGTTTTACGACTGTGACAAGGATGGCAAAGCGATTGCCAGTTCGTTTTATCCCACATTAGAGCCGGTTTGCCCTTGTGTGGAATGATGTGGTCGACGTCCGTTGCCGGGACAACCAAACCAAGTTCACCGCAGTCAACACATAGCGGGTTATGCTTCAGGTGCTTTAGGCGAGCGACCCGCCAACGCTTCGTTCCGTAGAACTTCCTGTTGGCCTTGGCCTCGTCCGATAACTGGGCAGATGCGCGCCGCTTGTTCAGTTTTGCCAGTCGCCGTTCTTCATGTTCCGGGCAGTGCGACAGACCAGCGATTGCTATGTCGCCACACCCTGCAGCGACACATACTTTTCGTATCAATTGCTTACGGAATTTTATCCAGCTTGATTGCAGCCGAAGTCACCGATGCAGTAGCCGAATAGTCCACGGTGACCGTACCGTCTGCATCGCGGTACGCGTTGGCGAACGGGCCAATGAGTTTCTCAGCACCTGCGCCAACAGCAACAACGTGATCCGGAATTGGTATCAACCCAGCGCCCGCAACATCAGCCTCTGTTGTAAAGGCCGGGATCGTCACGTTGATTGATGCACCGCCACCGTTTTTCACGAGCAGCATAAAGCGATCGTTGCCACCGGTCTCGATCACATCTTGCGCCGCCACTGCACTGAAGACAGCGGCCAGACCTGCTGGTGTGATTTTCTGAATAGTCATCGTACCCATAGCATGCGTCCCTAATTATGATTGAATGGTGTAGGAATCAAAAACGCCCAGACGATTATCTCGCTGGGCGTATTTGTTGATTATGCCGTTAGGGATACATTCAGATGAACTAAGCGTCAACCCCCTTGTGTGGCCGCTGGTAGCGTCCGGCCACCATTTCACCAGTTCTGCCCAAAACTGGTTCATAGCCAATGTCTGCCATGCTCTGCACTCCATACGTTGCCGATACAATGCCGCCCTTACGATTGGTTCCCGCCATCCGGTCAAGACACTCGCAAAGAGCATTTGAAAGTTTGGTAACGTTTGGGCCGCCTATTTTCCAACCATGCACGTGCAGCACCTGTGATATCGTCTTGCCTTCGATGCACACCATATCGACCAACTTCCGCGCTTTGATAACAACGCGCTCACCGCGTTTCGATGGACGTACCCGACGAATTTCCATCGCCAGTCCATTACCAATCAGTTTGCGCCAGTGATCAATCTGCTTACCCTGATCGATCACAGCATCCATATATCCTGTTCCGTCGCCGCCGCCACCACTGGGCATGCCCTCGACCGAGCTACAACGAACGCCAGCTGAAGCATGACGCTCGACCAAGTCTCGATAGTCGCGCCCCATCTGGACCTGCGCATAAGTGAATGGTGCGCCTTTTTTCTTGGAAGCCTTATCTATCATTACATCGAACACATCGCGCTCTCGCATGGCTGACCGTCCATACGCACCGTGATCAATCGTCTGAAATTCCCCGCCCGCATCGAGATAGGTTTCAGCCGAACGGAACGGGATCACCCTGCCGCGCGCCGGTGCGATCGAAACCATCTCTGGCCCACACTCGCTAGGTGCAAGACCCGCTGCTACTACCGCCGCCAATCGCTCATTTTCTGCATTTCGCGCATCATGCCTGCGTTCCAACCTGCCAGCTGAAGCGTCAATTTCAGAAAGATCGTTTTTCAGTACAGTTTGGTCATTCATGCTGCTGCCCCTTTATATTTGCTGTCGATTATCGCCATGCATGTGTCATGCGCTTTGCGCCAACCTTCCAACCATTGACGATCCTGATCGCTCGCACGGCCTGCATTGACGTTCTCTTCGATGCGCGCGCGCTGGCCTGAGTTTCTGGAAGCGTTATCCAGTATCTGCTTCATGTCGTAGTCGCCTGGTGGCCTTCCGTTGCGTTTCAAAAACGCACGCAGCTCCACGATGTAGCCACCATCAACTGCCCGCTGGCCTGGCGCTGATTGCAGGAACGATCGAACCAACCGGCTTTCACTTGGCGGCGGCTCTTGCAACGCGCGCGCCCATCCGGTGATTAAGGTTAGTGCCGGCCAATGATCTTTGTCCGGACCGCCCGCATGTGTCTCGACCACCTCGGCCAAGGCGTACAAGAATCCTTCATCCATGTAGGACAACCGCGCCATCAAACCATCCATAACAGATTGATGCGTGTCGATGGTCATGCCCTTTTTACGCACCATCCCGATTGCATTCAGTGGATCTATCAGGTGTTTTTTCACCCGCTCTTTGCCTGCTCTTAGTTCCTCACCTTCCATGCCCTCTTCCTTTCTCTATGCAATCCCGACTTATCCACAGGTTCAATCTTCAGTTCCGGCGCGCCCCGTATTGTCTTTTCTTTTTCTTTTTCTTTTCGTTTCTTTTCTTATCTACAGTCACAGAATATTCGCAAAAAAAGGGGATAACCCCTGATGTTCCGTGTTTATTCCGTAATATTCCGTGTTTATTCCGTAACATTCACGGAATATTCTGTAACAGTCACAGAATGTCACAGATTGGAAACCCTTCTTAATTCCCCACCATTTCCGTCTGGAAATCTCCCAAAGCTTGCCGGATAAACGCCTCACGGCGCTGTACATCTGGGTGTTTTTCCTCCAGCCAATCATTGAATCGGTCGACGAATTGCGGGGTACGTAATAACTGTCCTGCCCCGATCCGGTCCTTGATCATCTCTTCCAAATCCTTCAAGCGCTTGAACCGTCTTTTAGCTTCTGTATTTGCTTGGTTTACCCGCCGCGATTTCACAGCCTCCAGAACGACCTCAGTAACGACTGGATGCGCATAGCGGACTTCGCCATTATCACACTGGACCAACTCCCAATTGTGCAGCGGATTTACTTCTCGACTGTCCAGCTTCTTCCAATAATCTACAGTCACGCCGATCGCGCTAGCCAGTAGCCGTTCATCTGTTGGTAAAGTTCCAACCGGTGTTTCATCGTGCGCTTCACAAAATAACAAGAAACCAAACCAACCGACTTCTGGTTCGGCTAACTGGCGAAACTTACTTTTCCGCCAACGCTTCAAATTCCAAGCGATGAAGAAGTGGGAATCCAACCTATCACCCGCTGAAATCGGATATTGTGGTAGGGTATTTACATCTACCAGTTCGGGCTTTTTTTGTTTCTGGCTCATTTAGCGCCCCTCGCCTTACCAAGCAATTCCATTACTACTGGATGGCAGTAACGGACTTCATCCTCAAATCGGGCTAGATACCAATTATGGAGCGGCGAAATCTCTCGGCTCTTCAATTCCAGCCAAGTTGCAAGATCGAGCCTCAATAGCAGGGCCAACTTCTTGTCGTCCTGCGGCAGTGTTCCGATAGGTGATTGGGTGTGGGCGATTGAGATAAGATCAAACCCCGCCGACTTAACATCTGGCGACGCTAATAATCGAAACCTACTATTCAGCCAACGATTGTGATGAAATTCGATATACCTATTCATGACTTGTTTACCCCCTCAATGCGTCGGCCGCGATCCGCCAGCCATTCCGATTGAACACGCGTAACGTATCGCCGTGCGGCAGTGGTTAGTGCTTTTTGCGCTGTACCATCGGCGGCGTACTTGCCCATCCTGTGGATCAGCAACGGCATGGCCATTTTATGGCCCCACTTGCGCGCCTCGTTGGTGCCCGCCGTCTCACATGCCGTACAACAGTACACTTGCCAGTCACGGTTTTTATCAAACACTTCACTGCACGCAGGGTTAAAACAAACACCATCAATCCATGGTCTGAATTGCTCCAGTTCAGCCCATGCGTAATTCTTGAATGGTTCAGGTGCAAAATGCCCTGCCACCACTTCTTTACGAGGGGTTATCAGGTCAGACATTCGCCACCCCTTTGTTATCGCCGTCCACGGGGCTTAAAATGGCCCTCAAGTCCTGCCCAATTAACATCGCGCCATTCATTGAGCTGCCCCCTTCATCATTCCATGAAGGGAATTGCTACACGCCAGCCCACGTTCGATAAATAATTCGGCACCTGCCATATTCGCCCAAAAGGCGCTGGTGGCAGGGCTGGCGACAACCATCATGCCGCCTCCGTCATAGTATAGACGTTCACAGGCTGCCCCATGGGTTTACGTTTTTTCCCGCCAACCTGGATATATCCATCACCGCGAAGCTGCAAAAGCAGTCCACCGGCATAGTGCGTGGAAATTTGTAGATGCGCAGCAACATCGGTACTGGTGATCTGCACCCCACCCTTGAACATCGCCAGCGCCCGCGCCCGCGCCGACCCGCTGGCATAACCCGAACGGTTATCATCATCGGGCGGCAGCTTTGCTATATGTCCGGCTCGTTGCTCCAGCATCAACAACAGCTTCCCGAACACCAGTTCAGCCCCGGCAGTAATTTTTGGCTGGTCAGGCGACCTTGTTGCATACACTGTAGTAATTATCATTACACGCCCCCCAAAGAATACATATTGTCTGTAATCCCAAAGGCATCCAGCTTGGCCATAATGTCCTTTACCGCCCGCAGGCGATGGAAGCGTTGCTCAACCGAAATTCGGGAGCGTCCAATACTCTCTGCAATCTCTAGAAAATTCCGCCCGTCCGCCTTCAAATACATAATCGCGTAATCATCAGCGGGCGACCAATGCGGGTGCATGATCTCTACCAATGCTGCGCGGGCTTTTATAAGCCTCAATGTATTAGGAACCCGTTCTGCGCCAGGTACGTTCAAATGCAGTCGTCGCGGTTGGTTGCTCATGCCGCCCCCTCCCTTTGCGTTCTGGACTCCACAATTTCCACGGCGCGCCGTACGCGCTCGCAGGTCATTTTGAAAAACTCCGGTTTCTTTTCAATCCCGATCCCGCGCCGCCCGGTTTCCACGCAGGCAACCATGGTCGAGCCTGAACCCATGAATGGATCGAGAACCAGATCACCGAGCTGCGAGGAATTTTCGATATAATGCACCATCAGCTGCACCGGCTTTTCAGTCGGATGGCTGGTTTCGCGCGGTGCGTTCAATTTGAACGTCTGCATCGAGCCACAATTGTTGATGCGCTGCGCGTTGCCCTTCCAAAGGTACAGCGTGAACTCATTGTGCTTCATGTACCAGCGATTGCGGGTCGCGCGGATCTTGTCCCACGATAGCAAATTGTGGAACTGGAACCCTGCCCCGGTAAACCCGCCGTGCGCCGCAAACAGGTTCTTGTCGTTGGTCATGATGTAACAGTCAGCGCTGTTCTTCAGCGCGCGATATATCGGGCCACCCATCTGATCCCATGGCACAATGTCCATCAGCTCACCGTCGTTCGTATATTCAGAGTGCGAAAACAACCCGCCCATGACCTCGACAGCGTTTCCCCCGGAAGTCAGTAAGTATGGTGGGTCTGACACGACCAAATCGGCTTTTTCACCCAGCAACGGCAGAACCTCCAGGCAATCGCCAAGGATCAACCGGCATGGCCCGATCGTAACTTCTTTGAGGATGCCACTATGCTTCATGCCGCCACCCCAAAAAAAGGGGCGCGGCTTCTCACGCCCGCGCCCCAGTCCAACAGGGAGGTCGGGGGGCACACATTACGGGCAACCACGCCCCCCTCGGTATGGCTCTTTGAAGACAGTTGGGGAACCGACCCGCCCGTGTGTTTCGACGTCACGGTGTCTTGACGACCAAGTTTCACCTGCAACAATAAGGTGCCGGACAACCGATTCGAAGTCAGTTGCCCAGCCAGTGAAGCCGCCCACTCACCAATAAGTGAGCGGCACATGCAGCCAGAAAAGGAGTTTTCTATGGCTACTTCCAGGCACCCCATCAATTTTGATAAGGGAGTTCTAAGCATCCCGTGTCCCCAATGTGGAAATGAGACCCAGAAAAGCATCGGATGGATTAAAAGGAACGACGAGTTCATTTGTGCCGGGTGTAGTAACACCGTCACCTATGACAAAAATGTCCTCTTGTCCGGCCTCGACAGCGGCAATAAAGATCTGGACGCGTTTTCGCGCGGGATCGGAAAGCTCGGGAAATAACTCTGTGGTTTTTTCCAACGCGGCGCGCAACGCACTCATATCTGCTGATATTTTAATGGTTATTGCCATCACACCCCCTCGCCTTCGCAGACAATGCAGCGCGCACAACTGCACCAGCCGCCAACATCTCGTCAATTTCCTTGATGGCATCTAGCGCCTCACCGGGCGTATAGTCGTGTGGCTTTTTGGAAGCTTCTGACATCGCTTCGGAGTGTGATAGCAACACGTCGGAAAATTCCGACATCAACACGCTCATATCCACCCCGATCACACCCTCGACATTCAAAGGCAGGAATATTCCGCCTGCCAAATGCGCGAAATGCTGGGCCAAAGGCACGGATGACGCGGGAATGATCCGGCCCAGCCTATCGAAGTGGTTTATACCCAGCCCGCCGGGGCGTTCCTCGTCGCAGGCTGTCGCTCGGGACAGGTTTGCGGTGGAGACACCAATGTCGTTGCTAACGCACTCCAACCCACCGGCGGCGGTAATTGCCATTTGTACCGCCGACTGGATTGATCCGGGTCTTACGCTACGCATGGACAAAACCTCCATGTGATTTCCCGTGTGTATAAGACGTAGTTGTGCGAATTATCATCAAGCCGCCTCGTTCTGATTGCGGTTTTTGGGAGGATTGTCCGCCATGTATTGACGAATTTTATCCGCCGTTCGCATCGAGCAACTGGCCCCAGCCAACCACGCCGCCCATTTGCTTCCGCTCATTCCACCACCACGCTGTATTACCGTGGTTGGCTGAATGCCAAACGATGCGGCATAGACTTCAATCTGTTTCATGAATTCTTCCATATAGTGCATATAGGTTTATTACCCTATTTTCGTCAAGGGCTTTTGACCTATCGCACAAAATTCAATAATTTGACATTGTGAGTTATGACAAACGACCCAACAATCGAACCGTTTTTAGTACGGTTAAAAGAGCGCATTGATAGCGACCCAGACCTAACAGTTTCTGGGCTGGCCATAAAAGCCGGGCTAGACAACAGTGCTATCCGCAACATGTTTAGCCGTAACTACAAAAGCCTCCGGATTTCAACCGCTCGGCAGATCTGCGCCGCGCTTGGCACAACTCTGGAAGAATTTATGAGCGAGGCTCACACACCAGAAGAACGAGAGATTGTTCGCCTAGTATCTCGGCTACCCGATCACCTCCGCCGCCAGCTATTAGGGTACGGACAAGGACTTCTTGTATCCGAGGATCAGGCTGCGCCAAAATCCGGCGAAGACGAACAATAATTTCTTTATCAGTCATATTAAGTTTCCATTCTATAATGCGACCCCTCGCACAACAGCAGCGCTGGAAACCTTATTCCGCCCCAAAAAGGTAAACCACATTGAGTAGTAGCTTCTCGAATTTTGAATTCATTTTGTTATTTATTGCTGCCGCTACAGGTGTTTTAACAGCTATTTTCACTGGCATAAGCGTCTGGAACGACCGCAATGAAAAACATGGGAAGGTGCGTGCATCATGGTACCTATCCAAGAGTTCGGACAATAGCTGGAGCATGATAATCCATGTCTACAATGATACAAGCGAAGTGATCACACTATCGCACATAGGGGTGATCGGAACAGGTCGAATTAGTAACAACAGGAACCACCAACAACAACCAGACACCAAGTTGTTGGCCGTTTTTGAGGACATTCAACCTAACCAATCCCAAAAAATCGCTGTTAGCTTAGTGTTGGATATTAAGCCAAGCTTAAGGAAAGCCAAAAGATACCGCGAACGAATTCGGAAACGGTATGCAGAACTTCGCTGGAAACATTTTCAAATACCCGGATCCGTAGGCGCACCTTTTTTGTTTTCCGCGTTAATACGATTCAATTCATCGACTCGGCGTCCGATGCGGTTAACTGCCACCAAAAGAATTAGTGCCGATATCATTGAAAATGTTGAAGACCAAGCAGCGAAAAAGTAAAACAGGGTCATAACCTACTCCTTTTCAGCCGCGCACCATAAAGAAGTTCTAACAGGCGCTGCTGCGCCCGAATCCGTTCAGCTGATCCTGACACCCGATCAAGCAGAACTAATTGCGAAGGATCTGCTCGAAAGCAGTGCGCAATGTCGTCTGGTTCAAACCGAACCGAACTAATCATTTTGAGTTCGCTAACCGGCACACGCATAACCTACTCCTTTTCAGCCCCGCATCATGCGGGGTTTTCAATGTTGATTCCATTTCAACAACTTTTAATAGGTTATTTGTCCTATTTATGGATTGACATAGGATTATTACCCTATTATGTCAATATCCATTCGGTGCCACCGTAACCAGTAAGCAGAAACTAGTACGGCACCGTCTAGCCCCTCCCCTCTGAGCAGAACGCAGATGGGGGGGGAACTTGGAAAGGATGGAACATTGAAAAAGATCATTTACCTGAACCAATACCGCGAAGCACTGGCCATACTCGCCACCAAAGGCTTGCGCCCTTCGCTTTATCGGCTGGCCCGGCGCGTAATCAACACAAACGCCCCCCACCCCTACATGCAAATCCTCCCCTCCGAGGTGGAAGCATGAACCTCGATCTTCACAAAGAGCGCGCCGATTTGCTGGCCGTCTTGGAAACCCTCACCCCCGAAGCCCGACACGACCGCATGTATACAGCCGTCGTTGATACAGGTGGGTCATGGATCGGGCCGCACACCAGCCCCAAATGGCCAACAACACACCAAGTCGAACTAGACCTGCTCGGCCTATTGGCCACCGCCCCCAACGACGAAGAAGCCATCCACAACTGGATGGGCATCGTCCGCCGCCAAGTCGCAGAACAGGCGTTGGCGTCATGATCATCATCGAGCGGATCATGTGGGGCATAGGGCTAGGAATGTGGCTCTACATCATAGCCGAAACCAGCCGTGCCCTACTTTCTACGAACCCATACTGAAAAGCGTGACCGCCTCAAAAATCACCAAAAGGAGAAAATGCCGTGATGACCAACAAGATACCCACCCCCGATACCGGGGTAATTGAACCCCACGACCCATACAAAATGCGGACGCTGGAGCAAATCCTCGCGCTATTCGACGGCGGTGATTTTCTCGCCGAGGTTTTGAGCGGACACAAACAGCTGCAGCTGGACCTGCTCGAGCACAAGGCAGAACACGGCACCAAAGGGTGCCAAGGCACTATGACGCTGCAGGTTAGCTACACACTTGGAAAATCCGGCGACGTAGCCATGGGCGCGACTATCGCCTTCAAGCCACCGAAGAAACCACCATCCAGCGCCGCCGCCTACATAAATGATGCCGGTGAATTGACGCTCTACAGCCCATTCATGGCGCGCATGCATCAGCCGGTTCGGGACGCCGCCTTCGATCCAGAAACCGGCGAAATTCGAGACGCCGACTAAACCTCAAACAAACCAAGGGATATTACCAATGAAAGACGAACCCAAAACCATCGCGCATCCGCTGAACAACACGGCAGAAACTGTGCGCGATATTATGGCTGATCTCAGCCATCACGACCCGATCGAGACGCCTGAAGGTTTTGATCTTACGAAATCGCATCTGATCTCCGTGCCAGACCACCGGAAGGTCGAAGACCTGACATCCAAACACCGGGATGCGGCTCAATTCCTGAAACCAGCGCGTCGCGAAGGCACAGCAAAATTCGATGATCTGCAAAGCCTGATCAATTGGATCAATCGGTTTAAAGGCGACACATCGGCTCTATTTGCAAAACCGGACATGAAAGCCCCCACGCTGACTTGTGTGGCTGACTACCATGGAGAGGGCGCAGCGGATCAAACCACACCGACAGGCGACCCGACCGCACGGCACTGCCATCACCGTGCGATCTATGACTTCCCCCTGTCGGAAGAGTGGAAGGCTTGGATGGGCATTTCTGGCGAGCCGCTGGAAAAGGATGATTTGGGTGAATTCATCGAAGCCAACGCCAAGGATATCATGGACCCGACACCCGCAGTTTTGAAGGCTGTCGAGCATGACAAAAACGAAAATTGGGAAAACCGTCTAATCAAAACTGCCCAGCAGATCGAGGGGCGCTATGGCCAGCTGACGCAGCTGCTCGCGATGTCGAAGCAGTTTCAGATCTTCGAATCCAGCGATCTAAAGGTTAGCACAAACCGTGACACCGGTGAGTCCGAGATCCAGTTCTTGAACGAACATAAAGGCGCAGATGGCCAACCACTGAATATTCCGAACCTGATAATCATTGCCATTCCGGTGTTCATGGGTGGCGCGCTTTACCGCATGCCGGTTCGGTTCCGTTATCGCAAAATGGGCGGCAATATTCGGTTCATTATGTCGATCTACAACCCCGAGAAATCCTTCGAAGCCGCATTCAAAGAAGCCATTCTTGAGGCAACTGAAGCGACGGAACTACCTACATTCTTAGGCTCACCCGAAACCTGATCTCTTTGTCTGGCCCTCTTGATCGAGGGCCAGTGATGGAAATCAGAGTGGAGAAAATTTTATGAAAAACACACAAGCAGAGCTGACCGACCACCTATTCAATCAGCTTGACCGCCTGTCCAACAAAGAAATGACGGCGGAGCAGATCGAGCAAGAAGTGGCGCGCACCAAGGCCATCGTCTCGGTTGCCGACAAAATCGTGAGCAACGCCGACTTGCAGCTCAAGGCAGCAAAACTGTTTGCGGAACATGGCTCTGTCGTCCTACCCCACCTACCTCAAATCGGAGGGCCATCGGAATGAAACACCTGGCTTACAACACCAAGGAACTTGCGTGGATTGAGGAGCACAAAACACAGCTCCGACGTGTTTCGCATGCAAAATTTTGCGTCAAATTCCACCGCGATGATGTATCCCTCAAAAACTTCAACGGTCTATGCAAGCGCAAGGGTTGGATGACAGGTCGAACAGGACAATTCGTGCCGGGGCAACCCGCCCGCAATAAGGGTAAGAAAATGCCCTTCAACGCAAACACTGCAAAGACGCAGTTCAAAAAAGGTCAGTTACCGCACAACACAAAACACCTCGGTCACGAGCGGCTATCAAAAGATGGTTACGTTGAGATCAGCGTGGCCCATACGAACCCACACACAGGCTATGAAAGACGCTATGTCCACAAACACCGTTATTTGTGGTTAAAGGCCAATGGACCGATCCCGAAAGATTATGTTCTTAAATGCTTGGGTAATGACAAAACAAATTCCGACCCATCGAACTGGAAAGCTATCCCGCGCGCAATGCTGCCCCGCCTGAATGGGCGTTTCGGGCGGGATTACGACA